AACGCGCCGAAGCCCGCCGTTGTGGCTTTCGCTCCTAGCCCTAACTCGCCACCCAGCAGATAGGGAGCCAATCCCGCCACTTTGCCGACCAGCAGACCCGGATGGCTCAGCGTCGCCTTGGTCTTATCCCATGCGCCCTGCTGCTGTGCAACATCCTGCTCCCATTGCCGATACTGATCCGGCTTAAGTTCATCCTGCATCGCGCCGGTGCGTTGCTGGCTGACCGCTATCGGGTCAATATCCTGCCAGCGGGTGTCATCACCCAGCGCATTCTGAATCCCTGCCTGCAACCGCCGCCGACCTATATCCAAATAGCCGCCCGTAGCGGTATCGGCCAGACCATAGAGCGCCGGGCCGATACTCTGTGTGGTCTTGAGGGCTTCGACGCCCGCGCCTTTGAGCGCATTCCAGGTTGACCCCAGTACGCCCGGCGCTTCCGGCGCTTTATCTTCCGGCGCAGTCGGCGCTTGGGTATCGGGAGGCGCGGACAGCGCCAACGACGGCGCGGACAGCGAATAGGGCGCATCCGGCGGCGTCCATTTCGGACGGGCTGCCATCTGGCGCTGATAATAGGTCAGCAGATTGTTATCCGGCGCGGGCGTCACTGGATTAGGCGCAACGGGCGCGGTGGTTGGCGATGCAGGCGAATCCCACCAGTTAGCCATGATGACAGTCCTTTACTGCGCGGCAGGCGCGGTGAACATGGCGTAGGGGTTGAACTTGCCGCCCGAGAGTTGGGCATAAAGCGTCGCGGCGTCATCGCGCTCCTTGCCCGGCGGCATAGCCATGATTTTTTGACGCAACGCCGCTGCTTGCTGAGCATCCATTGCCTCTTGCGCGGTTTTTACCGCTTGCGGTCCTTGCCCGGCTTGCCAGGCCCGTAACGCAAAATCATCCTGCTTCAAACCCAATTCGGCGGCGGTCTGGCCCTGATTCAGCGCCATTTTCTGCTGTTCCAGGGCGTTCTGTCGCGCCTGTTGCTGGGCGGTTAATTGATGTCCGGCTAGTGTCGCATCGGTAGCGTAGCGCCGATCCTGTGAGGTCAGATTCTCCCCAAACCGGCGATCCGCCGAGGCGGTTTGGGTCTGCATCTGCTGAGCGGCCAGGCTATTAGCCGACTGCTGACCTTCCTGAGCCAGCTTGGCGCTCTCCATCCCCGGCATCATCAACCCTTGCGCGGATTGCACCATCGCCTGGCGCTGATGCGCGGTCAGTCCTCGGCCCGTCCCCGCTTCCCGCAGTAGCCCTTGATATTCCTGGTAACGCTTCTCCGCATCGCCGTTGCCGTCAGTCGGACGGCTGAACGGGTCGATGGGGGAAGGTGCGGCGGGCGCAAACGCGCCGGTTCCGGTCGTGATGCCCGGATTACGGGCTTCGCGCAGTGAACGCAGCGCGTCGGCCTGGCTGTTGAGTCGGGCGACGTTATAAGCCGTCGCGTCGGCTTGATTCATATCCTTGGTTTCCCCGGTCCCCACGTACCCCAGGAATCCGCCGCCCTTGGGTTTGCCCTGAAACATCGCTGAACCCAACCCGCCGCCCATCGCCTGAGCGCCTAGCGGCGCGTATTGTGTGGCGCTGCTGTTGACCTGGCGGAAAATATCAGTGTCCGGTAGCGCCGATGATTGACGCATCCCGGCAGGCAAGGGCGTCTGGGGTGGACCGTACTCGGTCAGTGGGGACTGCGGAGGCGATGCGCCATCCAGAAAACCTAATGGATTAGGCGTTGATGCGCGATGAGAAAAGTCGGGGACCTGGAATCCCGCGCCTGGTATTTTGGTGGGCGCGGACGGCGAACTCAGAGGAGCCGGCCCGGCCAACCCGGCTGGCATCGGCGGCGCATCCGGTAGTTTAGCGGCGAGCGCTTGATAGTCGGCCCGTTGCTTTTGCCGATCCAATGTAGCCTGAACATCCGGGTTGATCCCTGGCGTTGCCGATCCAAAACTCCCCGGCGGCGGTATCAGGGAGGCGCTTTTCAGTCTCAGATCATCATCCGCCATGTTCTTTCTCCATCGGATCGTCCTCACGACGATCCCGGTTCGTGCAACGACTACATGAATTGCGCCCGGCTGCGGGTGCGCTTATTGGCGACGCGGCGCTGAAAATCCCATAGCTTGGCGCTGGGTCGGTCGCCGACTCGCGCATCAAATCGCGACAGCGCCAGCATGGCCCGATTTAGATTATCGGTGTCCGCATCCCGCTTGAGGAAACATAGATATTCCGCGTAATCCAACAAATCGGGATGGTTGACCGCATCAATTTCTGGACTGGCGCTGGCCCGTAGCGCCCAGGTCAACGCCACCTTCGGCAACCGCTGAATGGTCAGGCGCAGCGTACCCGCAGCAATCGGCGTCGGGACCACCACCAGTTGCGCTTGATTCGTATCTTCGTAGTAAAACTCCGGTGTTCCAGTCAACGAATAACGCCCGTCATCAATATCCTCATGGGATATTTTTTGTAGCGCATCGCCCGTTGCCGCCAACAACACCCGCTCCACAGTCACTGCCCATGTTGGCGTCGCGTAGCTCGCCGTCCCCGCCACCAGAGTGATTGTTTCCGTCGGGTCCATGATTGGATTGCGCATACAGAACTCGACTTGCGCCTGATTAATGGCGTCGGTCAGTTCCGCATTCTTCCACAGACAGCCCGCATCATCGGCTTCCCAGTAGTACGAGTAGCCGGTCGGGATGGTTCCGGTAGCGCCGCCCTGGTCATCCAGACGCAGACGCAGGGCGGCGATAAGGTCGAGCAGCGTCATCAACCGGCCTGCCGCTTGCGGCTAGGAGGAGCGGGTTCGGGTTCAGGTTCAGGTTCAGGGTTCACCGTCTCCCGATAGCCTTCCGCCAGCTCCAGAAACCGGGCGGCATGAGCCGGGTTGTCCACCCGACACACGTCCCGACCATCCGGCTGCGGCGCAAAGTGGTACTCCACGCCGCCAATCTCCGCCCGGCAACCGCCGGGGTGCTTGAGGATGCACTCGATCCACATCGCCGTTAGCTCACATGCTCGTTACGCTGCGGCGGGCGATAGAAGATCGTGATCGCCAGCGTCCCGGTGGTCGCCGCCGTCCCGGTCGCCGCCGTGGTGATCTTGAGGCGAATATTCACGTCGGTATTGGTCACCGCTCGTTGTGGACCAGTGGAGGTGCTCATCCGCACCAGGGCCCCAGCGCCCGACCGCCCGGAGGTTTGCCCGGATTCCAGCGTCACCGGGCTGGAATCGGTGGTCAGCAGGCTCCAGACCACGCCCGTACTGGAATCCAGCGCCGGCAGTTCGATGATGTAATCCGTCAAAACCGTTTGCGCCGGCAGTTTCACCAGATCAACAGTGTCATTGATGACAAACGCCGAACCAGAGGCGATGTCGTACACGCCGCGAGCCGCGATGACTTCACCGCCCTCACAGGCGTTGATCGACGGCCAGTTAGCGGCGACTTGAGGAGAAGCGTAAGCAGTAGCCATGATGTTGTGTCCTGAGTCCTGGTTCGATTACGGGTCAATCGCGTAGGTGTCAACAGCAATGACGCCAAAGTCCAGCGAGTTGTAGGTGGTCTTCTTGATCCCGAAGATACTCGAGGTGCTGATGATGACCTGATTACCCCGGTCGGCCTCGTCTTCGCGCCAGTCAAAGCGCAGCCCGGAGCCGTTGCCGCCGGGTGTGCCAAACGCACAGACCGCCGCTTGCGCCCCCAGGAACAGCGCCCGATTAGCTGGCAGATTGTTGCCCGATCCGTAATCGCTAAACCGGATAATGGCGTCATGGACATGCAGCACTACGTTGTTGTACAGCCCCAATCCGCCCTTAAAGATCGGACTGTCCTTGCCGATAGCGGTGGTCGCGGCTTTCTGAATATCCAGCCATTGCCCGGTCGTGCTGCTGGTGCGCACGTCGTATTCCTGATAGGGCGACATGACCAGCACAAAATGATTTTCGCCGTCGATCTTGATCGGCTGAATTCGGGGCAATTCGACACTGCCGCCGCCCATCATCTTGGCCTTGGCGATCAGCTTATCGACATCCGACAGGCTCAGCTTGGTGCTGCTGGTGATGGTGCCCTTGCTGGTCGCCGCCCCGGCATAGGCAATATGACTGCTGTCCGGCGCACTCAGACTGTTGTTGGCCCGACCCGTCCAACCCACCGGGGTGACGAACTCGGTATTGACGCCGCGAGCGCCCGATAGGTAGATGAAGAAGCACTCATCGAAGAACCGCTGCCACCATTCGCCCTGCCGGCGGCGCGCAATCTTGCGCATATCGTGCAAGGTGCGCTTGCGGGTCATCCGTCCACCGGTGTTGACGCCAGACCGGACCTGATCGACGTAGACTGTATCGGTGTAAAACTTCAACGGTTCTTCGTTTCCTTCTAAAATGTCGTCACCCTCAATTGGGGCCATCTTCAACTGGACCGACAGATCATAGGAAATCTGATCGCCGGCGTCGGCTTCCAGATCAGAGAGCATTTGAATAGGGGTGCTGGCGCTTTCCCCGCGCCCCATAAAGCGGGACTGAAAATACGAATCACGCGCAACATCGTTGGCGAGAATCGCGGAAAACTTCTTAACGGCTTTGGGATCGTTCAATCCCACAATCGTACGAGCCATGATTTACTCCCGTGCGTCTCTCGACGCTCAATAAAACAACGCCTGACTGCAAAACTTAAGAGTCCAGCCACCGGTCGCGTTGCTCCGGCTTCATCCGCGCGAGCGCATCTTCCAGCGCAATCCCGTTCAAACTATCCAGCGCCGCAAACTCGCCGCCCGCCCCGTTCGGCAGTGCCGCTGGCGTTCGCCCTAGAGTCGGCGGAATTGTTACCGCCGCTGCCGATGGACGGGGCGTTACCGGCTTGGCTTCTGGCTTGGCTTCCGCCACGCCCAGCACTGCCCGCAACTGAGTTTGCACCCGCCGCTTGGCTTCATCCAGTACCCAGCGGTGCGACTTCTCCGCGATGCCTGG